GGTCCTTCCGCCACCCCCTGGCCGGCAGAGTGCCGGGGGGGCTTTTCAGGTATACACTCCGTGCGGGTACAAGGGGACTTATGGCCCCCTTCGGCTAATCGCCTAGGGGGACTACCCAACACAAGCAAACTGGCAGAGCTCCGCTCTGTCCAGAGCACCAGTCATCTGCTGGTGTTGCTGTGTTAGGTACTCCTTGTCCGCACGGGAAAGTATCCCAAGCCTAGGACACACCTCGGGAAACCGAACTCCTCCTGGAGTTGGTCAGTGGTGACGAGCATCACGAAGTGATACTCGAGCACTGCTCGAACAGCCTCAAGAGACTGTCCGGTTCCCTTGGTAGCGGAAAGCCACTGCTCTCCCAGGAGCGACAGAGAAGACCCCTAAGGGTCTCCAAAGTCGGCTCCTGCCCCTAAGCCAAGGCGCGACCGCTACTTCAGCTAATAGCTGTTTGGCGATCGCCCACCTTGCCGAGTCCTGAGGCCGTATGGATGCCTGGTCTACCAGCAACGTGCCCTCTCCTTCGGGAGAAGGCCTCGCGAGTATCGCGAGTGCCGCGGGTAACACCAGCCGCCAGATACCCTGTGACTCGAGAGGTCCACCTGGCTCAACTAGAGCCAGGAGGAGAGCACGCACCACGTCGCCGACTTTGCGGGTCGGTTAGACACGTTCTAGCGCACTCTGCACGCAGCCAGCAGGAATAACCATGGATCCACGGCGGTGTGGCCCACAAGCCAATTGGTGTGAACCAAAAGGCGAGTGAGCCGCATTGCACATGGACCACAGTGTCTCTGTCAGCTCCTCTCCGTCCACGAGAGTCCGCTTCGCGGACTCCGCCGCACCAGTGGAGCAAACGGACTTCGTCCGTTAATGCGACTCCTAGAGTCACATTAGCTCCTGGTACTGTAGGGCTACACGCTCTTCGGGGGCGACCAAGTCGTCTCCGAAGATAGTGTATTCCGTGAGCCTAGGTCCTTTCGCTGCGAGGCACGCTGCCCATTGCACCACTAAGTGATGTGTCAGGGCAAAGACAGCCCATGAGGAGTATCTCCCCATGGGTTGCTCGGCTGCGTATCTCACGGCTACTGGGTTCTTAGGTATCACGTAACCCCGGTCGGTGAGAAGCCTAGCCCAGAGATCTCCAAGACTGGCCCCGTGTCTCCTGAGTAGGAAGGATACGAGGTCCGCTTGCAGGTCGCGTGGGAACCTATCGGTTGCGGCACTGAGGTCAAATGACCAAAGTTGTCGCCCTTCAGCGGTCCACTTTTGGACCACTTGTGCACCAGAATCCTGGTTCCAAGTGGCATCTTGCGGAAGGGTCCGCAAGACTTCCATTAGTGCGACATGAAGAGGCTTCAAGCTAGCTTGGGTCCAATAGTCTGAAATCGCGAAAATCCGATTTTTCATCGGTTCGCGTTTCAGCCCTATCTTTCCCAAAGCTAGTTGCCGTTTACCGACAAGACCCAGCTCCAGCGCAAGCGTACCTACACGGTTCAGGCTCTGCCACAAGGCAGGTCCTTTCTGAGGATATACCTTACTAAGCCACTCCAGCAATCTACCTCCCACCTCTCTGTTTTTCAACAGAGCGGCGGCATCCAGATGGGCACGCAAAACTGCGT